GTAAATGGTGATAGCACAGGTAGTGCGCATATAGTTCAGTGGTTTGCAGGACAAAGATTAGCGGCAGAAGAAAATAAAGGTTTTAGTTTATATTTATCAACTGAAACATTTACCAATGCATCAATCAAAATAGTTGGGATGGGCTGATGGACAACGATGCTCACACTGACATTGCCCTAGAGGATGCTAACTGATGGCTAGGCCTACTGTCCAAGGAGTGCAGCATCAAATAGATACACATGAAGCTGTATGCGCGGAGCGTTGGAAGGAAACCATACTGCGGATCAAACGTATTGAGCATATCATGATTGGTACTGCTGGCACGATGATCGTTCTTTTGCTGGGTGTAATCTTGCGAGGATAAAATGGTTGTCGCTGAAGTGCTGACAGGCATAGCCCTAGTACAGCAGTCCGTCAAATTTATTAAAGAGAACATCAGTACCGCAAAAGACATCGGCGATATTGCTAGTCAGATTGATGATCTGTTTACTGGTGAAAAGCAAGTACAACAAGCGCGAAATAAAAAATCTAACTCAAGTCTTAGCGATCAGTTTGGTGTTAATACTGTAGCTAAAGAAATCATTGATGCAAAACTTGCGGCTGAAAAACTGCAAGAGGTTGCTACGATGGTTGACATGCGCTTTGGTCATGGCACATGGGCAAGCATATTAGCTGAACGTGCAAAGCGTATTCAAGAAGCTAAAGAAGCTAAAGCGGCTGAACTTAAAAAACGTAAGCAAGAACAAGAAGACTTGTTTGACATGCTCAAACTAGCGGCATCTGTTATTGGTGTTGTTATTGTAGCTGTTGGTGCTTTTGTTATGCTTATGGTTACAACAGCAAAGGGTATCATGCGATGATTACTGTAGAGCAGTTTCTTAAATGGAAGATTTTACCTAGAGCTATGATGCTTGCTATGACTGTAATGAGTTATCAGGTTGTGCAATGGTTTATGGATTTAGGTACAACAGCCACAACTCAACAGACTGCGTTTGTATCTACTGTTGTTGGTGCAATGACTGGTGCATTTGCTGTATGGATGGGTCATGAAACTAAATGATGTACCAATCTATAATTATTGCTTGCCTCATAGGGGGAACACCTGATCAGTGTATTACTCTTGAATCACAATCATGGCATAACACCGAAAGAGAATGCAAAACTAATGCTTTGCAAATGGCTAAGACAGTTCATAAGCATATGAGAGGCTACAAAGCTAGTAGCTATAGATGTAGAGCGTTACCAGATGGAGTACTAACTAGATGATACAGGCATTAATCGGCCCTATAGCGTCACTGGCTGGCTCTTGGATGGAGTCGAAGGTAGAAGCTACCAAGGCTAAGGGTAAGGTGGCTCAGGCGAAGGCTGAGGCCGAAGCAGAGTTAATGAAGCATGAAGCTGGTTGGGAAAAGGTGATGGCTCAGGCTTCAGATAATAGCTGGAAGGATGAGGCGTGGACGATATTGTTCATAATCATTATAGGTATGTGCTTCGTGCCGCCGCTTCAGCCTTATGTAAGGGAAGGCTTTGCGGCTCTCGAAGCTACCCCTGAATGGTTTCAGTATGCTGTTTATGCCAGCATTGCGGCTAGCTTTGGGTTGCGTAGTCTGAAAGGTATTAAGAAATAGACAAGGGGCAGGGTATAGACCACCGTAAATAGGTCACCACGCACTGCCCCTCTATCGCTGGTCTTGCCTTTCTGCAAGGCGGTGTCCAGCAAGTCCGAACAATGTAAGGATTGATTATGAAACTGTCAAAGAATTTTTCTTTAGCTGAAATGGTTAAGAGCCAGACTGCTGAACGTAAAGGTATCCCTAATGTGCCTAATGATGAGCATGTGTATGCCATGACATTGCTTGCTGAAAATATTTTGCAACCAGTTAGGGATGAGTTTGGTTCGTTCATTGTATCTTCTGGATACAGATCGCCTGAGTTGTGTGTAGCTATTGGCAGTAACATACATAGCCAGCATGCCAAAGGTGAGGCGGCTGACTTTGAAGTTGCTGGTATGGATAATTATGATCTAGCTTTGTGGATAGAACAGAACCTAGAGTTCGATCAGTTGATTCTTGAGTGTTATACTGGTGGCAATACTGGCTGGATTCATTGCAGTTATGTGCCGGAAGGAAACAGAAAAGAAACTCTGACATATGATAAGGCTAATGGTTACAGGAACGGTCTTATAAAGTAACGGTTCCATCTCAGCCACTGTGAAGTGAGGGCCAGTGTAACGAGGTCTATCAAAAACACTGACCCTCTGCGGCTGGTCAAAGGAGAACTAAAGTCCAGCCGCTTGTTTGTTAAAATGGTATATCATCACCATCAATTACTTGGCTAGTATTTTGTGGCTGTGGAGCAGAACCATTTTGCTTTTGCGTTATCTGGAATGACATATATTTTTTGTCATCCTTTTGCTTGCGCCATCCAGCAATGCGTAGGTTTATACCCATGTCGAATGGCCCACTGTAATCTGGTGCGCCTTCTTTCTGTGTATCTTTCTGGTCATTCTCAAACAGAACACCTACCTTGCGGTATACTTCCAAACGCTTAGAGCCATCCTTAGACTCTGCTGTAATAATGGCAATGTTCTCCTCATCACCATTAACATCCAGCTTACCTTGCAAGATAAACTTTTGCTCTGGGTAAGGTGTGAATGCCGCACCTTGGTTTGTGTTATCGCGTTCCATTTATACCTCCATTGTGTAGTAGGAAACTAGCTTACCATTTCTGCGTTTAGTAATGCGGTCAATCTTATGACCAACCACTCTTGCGTCTCGCATGTATGTTCTTACAGAATTTTCTGTTAGGTTAAGTTTGATTGACAGTTGCTTAACTGAGTATGGTCTTTCAGATAGAATCAAAACCAATTTGTCTATTGTCTTTAAGCTGGTCTTTAGCTTTTTGTATTTAATAACAGACTTGGTTCTGCGTTTGTATGCTTGATCTACTTCAGACATAAACTGTTGTTTGAATGATTCATCAATGCTTTGTGGCTTGTCGCTGAGTATCCATAAGATACGCTCAAGTTTACGATTGATGTCTACAATTTCATTCTTTAGTTCTTTGATTCCAAACATTACCAGTCTCCTTTACCTGTTGGTTTGTTTGATTTGCTGTCAGCACTGTACTTGTTGCCATCCATGGCACCTAAAAACACATCGGCATTGAAGCCAAGGTGTGACAACGCTTTGGTTAGGCCATCGGTAATAGCCATCTTTGGTGCATCTTCACTCATGCGACCTTTGGCTGAGTCAAAGAATTTACGACAACCAGAGAAGGGGCCGTAAATATTGTCGCGTGATACAGTCCAGATGCTTACATCTGCAACGACTGCTGTGTCACCGTTGGCTAGATTGACAAAGCGTGTTTCGTTGAGCCAGCCCCAGCCTTGACCTACTGGGCCAAACTGTTCTGTAGCTGATCTGACTTGGTACTGTGGATCAATAGCTGTGAATGATCTGGCACCAAACGAGACCTTCTTTAGATATGTTGGATTGGAATCTTGTACTGCATTCCATAGCTTCATGTTATCTGACATGTCAGTTCTCCTTTACTGTGATGCGTAATGCTCCGCGCTTGTCGCGCTTGATGGTAAGAAGATCACAGTATACTTCTCGCTCATCATCTCCGACCATAGCTTTGAGATCAGACTTGGCTGACTCAAACAGCTTGGCATTTGTTTCTGTTTCAATGTAGTCATGGCATCGTGAGATAAACTCATTGTCGCTGGATGCGTCCCGCCTGACCATGCCATCTACTTTGATCTTGTCTATAGATACAGGCGGTACTGCATTGCTAGCTGGCTCTTGATCTTGTGATACACACTTCCAGAACTCGACTAGATGTACCTTCATCTGATCAATGTACTTCCAATCTTTTTGTACATAGACTGATTCCCAGCGGCGATTGCCAAAAAATACTGATAGGTAACAGCCCTTGGCTTGATGCACCCACATGTAAAACTGCATCTGTGGCATGTACATCTTGAGGCAGTTCTCCATTGAGTTGCCTTCGTATGTATGCTTGCACTCAATGATCTCGTCTTCATAGACTCTATCAATCCATATAAAACCATCGACTGTGCCTTTTAATGGCACACCTTCCCAATTCATTTCTGCTGTAGGTCCGCGTGTTTTGGCACCATAAACTTCTTGTTGTTCATTGTCAGAATAAAAACCAGTTACAATAGTTTCACACTCATCTGTTGTGTGTTGTTTGGCAAACCAATCTTTATTAAATCGTTCTGTCTGTACGCCCATCTGTACTGGCAGTACATCAGATAGATCATCAGGTATTACTCTGCCTGTCTTCTCTTGCCATAGTGACAGCCAGTCACCTTCCATGATGCGGCGCATATCGCTACCGCCGATAAAACCTTTGCGTTCCATATCGTTCTCCTTTGTTGCAAAGTACTGCATATATGCAGTTAGGTCAACAGCTTTTTCCTCTGTTGTTCGATAGCGCGAAGCAGTAGCTTGCGCTTGTGTAATCTCCAGTCGATGTGTTTGTAGAACTCAGCATATGCAGGCCAGAATGTAGCAGTCTTAGATACCTCTTTGATTGCATGAACAACAATATCTGCTGGGTACTCTGTGAGTTGCATAGCTATTGCATTCATACGAAATGTATAATCTTCAACCGACTCGCCTGCTGGCTTTACCACCAGCGCGGCCAGCAGAGCGAGTTGGTTGGTAATTTCATCTACAGATAGTGAGGCCATAGAAGCGCGTACAGCGCGTTCAGCTTTGTCACACTGCTCTAGCGTATCTAGTTGTATCTGAAAGCCCTGTGTAGTGAATACAGCCTCAGTATCAGTGAATCTAGTTTTGGTTTGCTCGACCACTGTTGAGTTGCTGATGGATTCCAGCGAAGAAACTAGGCGCTTGTCTGCCTCTGCTGGATTGTCTATTTCCAGTAGTCTTGCCACCGCCGCTTGACGCATCTCTGTACTTAATGCTGTTGCGGCACCAGAGTCGGTATGCTTTTCTGACATCTGCGAAGACATTGCCTTTGGATTGATGGTGGTCACAGAACCTAGATGCTTCATGCTCATGGTCGATGTTCTCCTTTAGTATGCTATCGATAGACTGACGTAGATCATCATCAGGATACCAATTGTCTGGCACCTGATTGCGTTTCTTTTTAGATTGACTGGTTACTGATAGGTTAGGGTTGCACTCTGCACCAGTACTGGTGCTGTCTGCACCAGTCGGAAATATTGTGTACAGTGTAGAGCGTCTGCTATTGCCACGCTCTCTGCTAATCCAGCCTTGTTCTTCTAGCCAGTTTAGTTTGCGTGTAACTGTAGACCTATTCATACATGCGCGTGTAGCTAGTCGATCAAGACTAGGCCAGCACTCATGTGTGTATTCGTTGGCATGATCAGCTAAAATTACCATCAGCCATTTGGCATGACAGTCTGGTATATCAGCTTGTATCGCTTTCGCCATCAGTGTGAAAGCCATTGTTGTTCTCCTTTAGTAATGGCGCAATTTTTGATTCAAACACATCGCCATCAAAAATTACAAGCGTTTTCGGTGTTCCTGTTTTGCGTTTATAAAACAGAACATCTCGTACAACATTGAAAGGATTGGGAAAATTAGACTTGTCTCTGTACTTGACTTCGACTACCAGTCTGTGTCCTCCGAGTTCCCAGATGATGTCGCCGCTATACTCTCCTCCCAAGCTACCGCTGAGGGGCTGGCGTTTCGCTTGGAAGCCGAGCGTTTGTAACCAGTTGACGAACCACCTTTCGTGGTAGTTTCCTTTATTGCGGTTTTTGTTTGCCATGTTCCATCCGTATAACAATCAACACATATTAGATAGTGAGTTACCTCTGGCTCTATTGTAGCTAGTGGCATTACAAAATATTCTGTAAACACACCGCATGTTTCACATGCGTACTCTCTACCGCTTTTGATTTTTTTTCTTGTGGACTTTGATTTGTAAGCCAAGTGCATCTAACCAGCATGTAAACAAGAACCCGCTGGGTACTCGTTTATACTGTTCCCATTTGTGAATTAAAGATTTAGCGCAACCAATTTTGTGAGCCAATGCTTCTTGTGACATGCCCTGCTTTTCTCGGTGCATGACAAGTTCATTGATAACAGCTTCGTAACTGTCAGTTACTTCGGTCTGCTCTTTGAAGTGTTGAAAGTTCACCAATAGCTTTGAACACCTTGGTTGCAGTTGAGTAACGCAAGTCAACACCGTTCTTTGCACGATAGAATGTTGACGTTGGAATGCCAGCGTGAGTGAATGCATCAATCAATCTCACGCTGGCTCTCTGGGATTCACTAGATAAAACATCAATGTAACTAAGCATGATGCATGATTATGCATTCATGCAGTTAGTGTCAACGATTTATTTTTTCTAGTGCGTATTGCGCCCAGCGTTTAGTGCCATTTGTTTTCATGTCAGTGCGAATGATGTGACCATCATCTCGCAAGTCACGGATGCGTGAAGCCAAGCGCATGCACCCAAACATATCAAGAGCCTCAAGCTGTGTGATAGTTTTGCCTGCATACATGTAGTTCAAGATTGCAAGTTTTTGATTAGCTAGTTCCATCACTTTGTTCTCCATACACGATAAGTATTATCTTCTAGTTTGCGAATTGTAGCCGCCGCTTCTCCATCTGCTTGGCGTCTTAAACGCTGAACAAGAGCCTGTGCTACACTAGCATTTGGCAATACAACAGAATCTCCAACAGACATTTTGTCTGCTATTGGTCTAATTTCACCATGTCTTCCACGCGCTTGTGGCATTGGTATATTCTTTTCGATTTTCATTCTATTACTCCTTTCCATTTGTTACGCATGCATTCCATGCATGCTCCATTGGACACCATGCGTTCTGCAAAGTGACCTTTAAAACAGGGTTCACCTGTAAAATAGAAGCGCATTCCTTTATGTCTTGCGCGTTCTCTAGTGATGCGGCGACCATTCCAATGGTCGATGCTTACAAGTTCTAGTGCTTTGCGTAGTTCATTCCATGTAGGTACAGTCATCTTGCATCCTCTGGATATAAGGATTGAGTTGTGTAGTATATTACATCCCAATTTATACCTATGTTTGCATCGTGATTTTCTTTGAGATTGTGCAAAACATTAAGTGCTTGTTTGGTTGTAAGCCATTCGCATGTGTTCAACACATCTTCAACAGACCATACAATTTCAATTTCATCATTACTCATCGTTCTGTCTCCTTGATTAGAATCTCACCACCTGTTGCTTTCCAATTGCCAATATCAAATGCTGTATCGAAAGCATCATCTGGTGTTTCAGCATATACAACTTGGTAAACTGTATACTGAGTCATCCATTTAAGATCATCAGAACCACAGTGTGTGCATAACTCCTGTTCAGAAAACATTTGTTTGTTGCAATGTTTGCACTCTAGAAACTCTTGAGTTCTTCGGGTGCCTTTGATTTCAGTATGGAATAACATCGTCCAAATCCTCCGGTGGGTGTGCGGCTTCCCATGCCGCCACTGCGCGTGAAAGAAATTTATCTCTGTTAAACTTTGGATTTGTATCTGCAAGTTTATCAGCCATTTGGTGAATGTATGTAGGCCATGGTAAAAGTGGCGCTACATGATCTGCAAGATACTCAAAGTGTCGTTGTTGCATTAGTGTTGCCATTACTTTACCTCCTTCAAAACCATTTCTTTGATTTCGTTTCTGTCTCGTGCAACCACTTCTTCATATGTGCCAACAATTCTTTGCAATGCAAATTGTGCAGAGCTGATGTCATACTTGAAGTTTGAGTTTTCTGATTCGGCACGATCCATCAACTTGTTGATAAGATTCAGTGCAACTTTAGCTTGTATGTATAGTGAGTAATTGTCTGACATATTGTTCTCCTGATTAAGTGATGATGAGGATGACTGCCCCTCACCCAAGCGGGGGCAGTTATCCGAATCAGTTAAGCTACTTGCCATGCGTTAGACTTGAATGCTTTGGTCAATGCATTCTCGCGCAAACGCTGAGTGTTAGCTGGTGATTTGTTGGCATCTGTATGCGTTGCCCAATAGGTGCAAGCGTTGTACAAAGCCCACTTGTTAGTGCCAAGAGTGTTAGACTCCTTGCCCCAGATACCCATGAGGTTGTCAAGCTGACGCTCGTTGACCTTGGATTTACTGGTATTTGTTTTGACATTGCAAAGTGTAGCTGAGAAGAATGCCTCAGCGATTGCATCACTGACATGTATTGCCATCCATTCTTTGTACATAGCTGGTGTATCTAGAAATGATTGAAGGCCAGCATGTATCTTGGCGGCAGAGCCTTCGACATTGACATTGCTTGTATGCTTTGCCCATGTGTTAGCTACTGTGTCTGCTGTTGTGCAACCATTGAGACACCAAAGACGAATGCCTTGAGCGATCTGTTGGAATGCCCAGCTACCATCGTATGAGTTAAAGAACTTAATCTGAAACTTGATGTAGTCATCTTTGACTGGTTGCACAGTGACATCGTTGAATGTGATAACGCCGCGCATCTTTGCGCCGTTGTCAAATACTTCAACGCTAGATGTGTAGTCATAGCTGATGTTTGCTTTAGCTACAGCATCGAACACTGAGTTCACAACGTCATCATGTTTGATTGCTTTGTACTTAGAACCGTGAACACCAAGTACTTCGTGTGTATCAGTGCGAACAATGCAACGTGCCATTGATGGTGGTACATTGTGATAGTGTGGATCACCGTCTTTGATGGCGGCTAAGTCCCATGTTTCTACAGGGAATGACCAGTCATCTGTTACACACATGTGGTCGTTAATGTTAGATAGTTCATTCATGATGTTCTCCTTTTCATTTTGTCACCATCTAGATAATACAGGCCATGAAAGCGATATAATCCTGACCTGTTCCTTGTGCAGACACGCACGAAATTATATTCTTTTCCGAATGCATCGGCTTGTCTGCGCAAATCCTTGCCCATCTGGTTTAACGAATGAGCGACAGAATATATTGTCATGCATTCGTTAGTTTGATCAGGCGTATGATAATAATATTTTGTTTTTCCCATAGCTTATCTCCTGTTCAGCCATACGCCACACCCAGCCAGCACCATGCCGAATAATATGAGTGCAATGTGCATGTAGAATGCATCAGTTGTGTGCGGCTCAATTGTAGTTGCAGATACAAATATAAAAATACCAAGGCATATCAATGTGTTAGGCATACTTAGTCTCCATACTGTGGAGTGAAGATGAGAAACTCAATTTCCCAACGACGTTGAGCTAACTTGACTGCGGCTTCATGGTGTTGTTGCTGATTATGAATCCAGTAAGAACCGTATAGATCTTCATAAGCCTCATCATAAAGTCTTTCCATAATTTCTTGGTTCTGTGTGTTAGACATTTCGTTCTCCTTACTGCACATATGCAGTATATATGATTAGGTTGCACACTGCAACGAATAAAAATTCTGATGTTGTAGTTTGTGAAAGTCGCGCGGCAAATACTCCACCGATGCGGGGCCTCCCCGCCACGCCCCGAAGGGGCGGGCGAAGCCAAGCCCCAAGGGGCTGGCTTCTTTGCGGGTCGGGGTAGCTCACACTGCCACAAAAAAAGCCCCGCTAGCCGAAGCTAGCGAGGCTTGGTGTTTGGCGTTTATGACGCTGACTTGTTGTCGGCGTAACGCTTGGCATATGAGTCGAGAAGACGGTCAGCGGCTTTGGCTGAGTCTTCAGACTTCTTGTGCTGTTCTGGGAACAGTTGCTGTGAAGCCTGAAGCAAGTACGCTCTCCAATCTTCGTTGATAGCAATCTGGAACTTCAACCATTCGATGTCACGATCGTTCTGTAACATCTTGTCTTGGTCAATGGCAGTGCCTTTTTCTTGTTGCTTGACAAACATGTCATAGTTTTCAGCATCGAGCTTTTCAATACGTTCATTTTTGTTCTTGGTATTGTAATCAACAGCGTTAATGTGACCCTGCAAGTGGTATGCAATTTGAGAGCCGACAGTGCGATCCGAAATCGTGAACATACGCTGAGCGTCAAGAGCCAGACCATTTTTAGAAGTAAGTACTTTAGACATAACAGTTCTCCTTTACAGTGGCGATGAACAGCCATCGCCTTACGGGTCTTGCCTCCGCATGGGCTGGGGCAACAAGCAAGTCAGGCTCGGCCGGCGTGCCAGTTTGACCCAGCCCGCTTGCCCGCAAGGGCATGATAAGCGCGGGCTGGCTAGGCAAACTGAGCATGGGCGAGACTTGCTTGGGGCAACAGTTTATGCGAGGCTTAGACCCTAGTTGGCGATGACTGTTTATTGACGCTGGAAAGACAGAGAACTGTTTGGCTAAAGTGCGCAACGGAGAAAAATGGGCTGGGTCGCAGACATCAGTGTAGGTTCTAAGATTTCGGATCGCACTGGCGGGGTAGGTGTGGCCCAAGGGCTGTGCGCCAGCGCAGTCCTTAGCTTTAGCTAAGCGAGACGCAAGGATCGCTTGGGCCACACCTACCTTTTGCAACGTGCCACTTGTGTATGTGTATTCCCCCGTGTCCTTCGCGTGTTGCTATGCGCGGTGCAACGTCCGGCGTGAACAAGGCCGTGCCTTGTTCGCGGCGCAACGGCCACTCGCGCCAGCATATCCACGCGAATTGCCGCGTTCAGCAAGGTGCTTATTTGTGCGTTGACAAAGGTGTCAGAATTGCGTGATGTTTGGGGGGGAACACAAGGGGGGGCAAGTGAGATTGAGTATGACTGATGTAGTGAAGTTAACCGAGAAACAGTACGCTCTTGTAGATACACTCGTAGCAGAAGGCTGTAGCATCACAGAGGCGGCTGGCAAAGCCGGTTACGCAGAGGGTGAAAGCGGTAGGGTCAGCGCCAGCCGTGCTTTGCGTCAGCCGCATGTGCAAGCGTACATGATGCAGAGAGTTGGTGAAACACTCGGTGTTAATGCTACGACAGCGGCGGCGCGCCTTGTCAGGCTTGCCACGGGGGCCAAGAGTGAGTACGTCCAGCTAGAAGCTAGCAAAGATATCTTGGACAGGGCTGGGTTCAAGGCCCCCGACAAGCATATGCACTTACACAGTGGTGATATTAAAGTCAGTATAGATCTGAGCTAAACTAGCCGAGGGCTAGTTTTTGCTCAGGGGGTGGGGGTCAAAAATGGCAATACGTTACTGGCAAGGTGTCTACCACGAACATAAATGCTTAAAAAGGCTCGCAACCAAATTGAAAATATTTTTTTAGCTAGAGGTGCGTCATGATGTTTTCAGACCCGAACAACAGTTTAGTTGTTAGGTTATTTAAAAAGATGCAGCAAGAGCGTGGTTTACAGGCTCAAGCGGCGAAGACTGAGAACCGCAAAAAGAAGCAAGCTCGTAAGCAGAGGCTTACTTTACTTCGTGGCAAGCGTAGATATGATGATGTAAGGGGTTAGTCATGTTAAGAAAAGGTGTACAGTTAGCGGTTCAATACGGCGCTATCAGTCCAAAGTCTGAGGTTGATGCGAAGCAAAAAGTCAATGCAGAATCAAAAAAGAAACGCAAAGCAAAAGCAGAACGGCGCAAGCGTTTAACTTTATTGCGTGGTTCTCGCAGATATAGGGATGTGACGTAATGTGCGTTGGTGGTGGTTCAGGCCCAGTTTATAGTACTGCTGTTTCGGTTGACACTAGTACACAACCCATTAAGAGCAAGTACCCATTGACTGAAGCTCAGAAGAAAGAGAATGCGCGTCGCCGCAAGTTGCTTGAGCGAAAGAGTTTACTTGGAACTCAAGGCAATAATGATAAAGGTGGTGATGGCAATTTGGGTGGTTCATCAAAAGGCGGCAGTAATTTTGGCGGGTTTAATGACGCAAGTGGGGGCTTTGGCGTGTAATGCGTAGGACACCAGCATGGCAGAGAAAAGAAGGCCAGAACCCTCAAGGTGGGTTGAACGACAAAGGACGCGCATCTTACAAGGCACAAACAGGCGGCACACTCAAAGCGCCAGTCAAGGGTGCGGCAGACACACCAGAGAAACTGAGGCGCAAAGGAAGTTTCTTGACGCGCATGGGTTCCGCAAAGGGGCCATTGAAGGATGAGAAGGGCAGACCAACTAGATTGAAGAAGTCATTGGTTGCATGGGGCCACAGTGGTGACAAGGCTAGCGCGGTTGCTAAAGGCCGTTCCCTTCTAAAGCGTTACCAAAACACAAAGAAAAGGAAGAAAGCCAATGCCTAATGTCGCGGGAAAATACTACACTTATACCCCTGCTGGTAAAAAGGCGGCTGAGAAAGCCGCGCAGAGTTTACTTACTAAGCAACAGAGAACGCTTCCAAAGGCTATCCAAGCCAAGATCATTAAGAAAAAGATGGGGAAAGCGTAATGGCTAGGTATCAAAAACATGATGGCACTATCTATGATGGGCCTGTAGTTACTATGCCGGATGGCAGAATTAAGACTGGCGCAACACTTACTGCTGACTCAGAGCGTGTATTCCCAATGCCAGAACGTGCAAGAGATGAGGATGGTGGGTTTAAATCTGACGATCCTTCTACAGCAGAAGTAAATGAGGCTTGGCAAGGTGGCAAAGCACCAATCAAAAAGAAGCGTGTAACTAAGAAGAAGGTATAGTCATGGGTAAAACATTAATGAAGCCAACATCAAAAGGTGTAATGCGTAAGTTAGGCAGTGAAGAAGCTCAAGCTAACATTAGAGCAAGAACTAATTATGCAAAGACAATTGGTGAGGCCAGCAAGAAAGCTAACGAAACAATGACGTTTTCTGGCAAAGCTGACTTTATGGAAAAAGTAAGAAAGCTGGCAAGAAAGCAATATGATTTAGATATTTTCTTTGAAGGCGGAAAGCCAAAGAGTTAATTATGGCAGTTAATGAAGCTGGCAACTATACCAAACCAAAGATGCGAAAGAGTTTGTTCAATCGCATAAAGGCTGGCAACAAAGGCGGAGCTAGTGGTCAGTGGTCAGCGCGTAAAGCCCAGATGCTTGCCAAAGCATACAAAGCAAAAGGCGGAGGCTATACGTCTTGAAAAATCCACAAAAATCTTTGGTGAATTGGACAAAGCAAAAGTGGAGAACCAAGTCTGGTAAACCATCTACTCAAGGCCCAAAGGCTACTGGTGAACGTTACTTGCCAGCCGCCGCTATAAAAGCTATGTCTAGTTCACAGTATGCGGCTTCTTCAAAGAAAAAGCGTGAAGATACCAAGAAAGGGAAGCAATTCTCCAAGCAACCGAAAGGCGCGGCGGCGATTGCTAAAAGATATAGATGAGTTTTCTACACACACTGAAGGTAGAAGAACGTGACCTTCTTCGCAGAATAGTGAAGAAAGTACACCTTGCTCACCACCCAAAAGAATTTTGTACCGACCATGAGGCTGATAAAGTTATTGCTGTTATTGGCCCAGAAGTAATTGATCGCATGATTAAGTTCGGTAAGGATAACAAGGTTGACCAGCTTTAACTACAAGCCTGATGGCAATGTACTAAAAGCATTTATGAAAGATGATAGTTTCTTTCGTGGCATTCGTGGGCCTGTAGGCTCTGGGAAATCTGTGGGTTGTTGTGTTGAAGTCTTTCGCAGAGCTTTAATGCAGAAGAAAAACAAAGATGGTGTTCGGCGTAGCCGCTGGGCAATCATCAGAAACACTAACCCACAACTTAGAACAACCACAATAAAGACTTGGCTTGACTGGTTTCCAGAGGATGAGTGGGGCAAGTTTATGTGGTCGGTTCCATATACACACTGGATTAAGCAGGGTGATCTGGAACTAGAAGTAATCTTCCTAGCACTCGACAGGCCTGAAGATGTCAAAAAGCTCCTCTCCCTTGAACTTACTGGCATCTGGATTAATGAGGCTAGGGAGATACCTAAATCAATTATTGACGCATGTACTATGCGTGTTGGTCGTTTCCCTTCTATGCGTGATGGTGGGCCTAGTTGGTCTGGGGTCATCGCTGATACTAATGCTCCTGAAGAAGATCACTGGTGGCCTATTATGTCTGGTGAAGTTCCTGTGCCGGATCATATCCCGCTTGAGCAAGCGCGGATGCTAGTCAAACCAGATAACTGGAACTTCTATATTCAGCCAGCGGGAATGGATGAAGTTAATGGAGAAGATGGTTCTGTTGTTGATTACAAGCCAAACAAGAAGGCTGAGAACGCAAAGAACATGCTTGAAAGCTATTACCCGAATCTAATTCGCGGTAAAACAAAAAGCTGGATTGATGTCTATGTGATGAATAAACTTGGCACTATTCAAGAGGGTAAACCAGTGTATCAAGGTTTTGTTACTGAAACACATGTAGCCAAAGAAGAAATACCTATTGCTGATGGCATACCGCTGTACATTGGAATTGACTTTGGTTTGACACCCGCCGCTGTGTTTGGACAGAAAGTACGCGGCAGATGGTTAATCCAGTCAGAGATTGTAGCTATTGACATGGGCATTGTTCGCTTTGCTGAACTGCTCAGACAGGAGATTGCTACACGTTTTGCCAATCAAGAAGTCAAAATTTTTGGTGATCCGGCTGGTGACTTTCGCGCACAGACTGATGAAAGTACACCTTTTCAAATACTTAGAGGTGCTGGCTTACGAGCAACACCCGCACCAAGCAACTCTGTTGACTTGCGCTTAGAAGCTGTGTCGTCTTCTTTGAACAAGATGGTTGATGGCAAGCCAGCATTTTTGATTGATCGGCGTTGCCCAACATTAATTAAAGGCTTTGAAGGCGGGTATCAGTACAAACGTATGCAAGTATCTGGTGAGCGTTTTGATGACAAGCCAGAAAAAAATATGTATTCACACATCCATGATGCGCTTCAGTATCTGATGCTTGGTGCTGGTGAAGGTAGACAGCTTATATCTGGGCAGAAACCTTTAACTGCATTCAATGCTAGATCTGAGTTTGATGTGTTTGCAAGGAAGCCAAAGCAACAAAAACGTCAAGGCTTATGGGCAAGAATGTGATTTGTGCGTTGCGTTCTGCAACTAATTGTGTTTATGAATTGAGTTCTAGCTAGGAGATTGCAATGTGTACAAGTAGACCACCAGCACCACCACCACCTGATCCAAACATTGCTTTACAGCAACAGGCTCAGAAGGCAGAAGCTACTGCTTCAAAGAAAGAAGCTAAGGCTAAACAGCTAACATCAACAGTTTCTCGTATGCGCGGCGGCAAAGGTCGTAGATCTTTGATTAAGAGTTCAAGCGGCGGAATGGGTTTCTATAGCGAGTATTTGTAATGATAACATACGCTGATACCTCTACTGGTGTTTATGAAGGCGGTAAGATTGCTCAAACATATTTGAAAAAATATGAAAGAGCCAAAACATTGCGTGAAAATTTTCTTCCATTGTTTGAAGAATGTTACGAATACGCATTGCCTCAACGTGAATCATTTTATGCAGAATCAGTAGGACAGCGTAGAGATGACAAAATATTCGATGAAACGGCTGTTGTTGGAGTTCAGGAATTTGCTTCAAGACTTCAATCGGGCTTGGTTCCTAACTTTGCTAGATGGGCGGATTTTACTGCGGGTTCTGAAGTACCGCCTGAAGACAGAGATGAAGTTAATAATCAATTGGATGAAGTCACGGATTACGTCTTTGAAGTTATTCAGAATTCAAATTTCGGTCTGGAAGTTCATGAATCGTTTATGGACTTGGCGGTAGGCACTGGCGTTTTATGCGCTATGGAAGGTGACGCAGTAAACCCAGTTATGTTTTCTGCAATACCACTGCCGCATGTAGTTCTTGATACTGGCCCTGATGATCGTGTTGATCATGTATATCGTGAGCGTTCTGTACGCAACTCAGATATACCTGTAATGTATCCAAAGGTTGCATTATCTGAGAAAATACAAACTAGAATTAATAATAACCCTGATGAGCGTACAAAAGTTCTTGAAGTTGTATGCCGTGATTATTCTAAATTAAATCAAGAAGCATACTTATTTTATGCAATAGAAACAAATACTAAGGAAGTAATTAAGCAAGAAGCCTACAATGGGATAGGCTCAAATCCGTTTATTTGCTTTCGCTGGTCTAAGGTATCTGGTGAAATTTATGGACGCGGCCCACTAATAAATGCACTTAGTGCAATTAAAACTACTAACCTTACAATTGAGTTGATTCTTGAAAATGCACAGATGGCAATCTCAGGCATTTATCAGATGGACGATGACGGTGTTATTAACCCAGATACTATTAATCTCGTCCCCGGAACCGTCATACCAAAAGCGGCGGGATCAATGGGCTTACAGCCTGTTCAAGCGGCTGGCTCTTTCGATGTTGCTAATCTTGTTCTTAGCGATATGCGTTTGAATATTAAACGCGCTTTGTACAATGATATGCTTGGCGATCCAAATAAAACACCAGCTTCTGCAACAGAGATTGCAGAGCGTATGGCTGACTTATCAAGACGTATTGGCTCTGCCTTTGGCAGATTGCAAGCTGAACTAGTTCAGCCTGTATTGCAAAGAGTTGTGTACATTCTGAAAAAACAAGGACGCATTGAACTGCCAACAATGAATGGCAGAGAAGTAAAAGTGCGTTCTATTTCACCTCTTGCACAGGCTCAGGCGAACCAAGACATTTCCTCCGTGGCTAGATTCCTTGAACTTGTGCAAGGCAGATTTGGCCCAGAGTTGACAAACATTCTAATTAACTCTGAGGAAACTGCCGCTTATCTTGCTAAGAAGTTTGGTGTTCCAGATGTGCTTGTTCGTGATCTGGAAGAACGCCAACAGATAGTACAGATGGCGCAACAAATGGCTCAGCAACAACAGATGATGCAACAGGGAGAACCGCCAGTTGGTCAAGGATAGGACGTATCTATCTCTTGATGGGTTTCGCCGCGATAAGAGTGAAGACACAAGAATCAGTTTAGACATAGCAACTTTATTCAATACCGACACAGGCAAATCGGTATTGCGTTACTTACGGTCTATTACCATAGAACAAGTTAATGGCGCTGGCGTTAGCAATGACGAATTGCGCCATATGGAAGGACAGCGATATATCGTTGGCCTCATTGAGTCGCGTATGCAAAATGCACACAAATCAAAGAGGGCAGAAAATGAGTGAAGAAGCAGAAGCACAAGTAGAAGATTCTGGTGTTGTTACCGAAGGTGGTGATCCACGTTTAGAAACTGTTGAGCAAGCTAGACCAGAATGGTTGCCAGAAAAGTTTAACACTCCAGAGGATTTGGTAAACTCATACACAAATCTAGAAGGCAAGCTAGGCAAAAAAGACGAAGACATTCGCAATGCGATTATTGAAGAACTAAGCCAAGAAGCCTTTGCTAATCGTCCAGAAACTGCTGGTGATTATCAATTACCAGAATCTATTGACGAAGAATCTGCTACAAGTAACGAGCTTTTAAGCTGGTGGGCAGAAACTGCATTTGAAAATGGTTATAGTCAGGAACAGTTTGAAGAAGGCATTAACATGTATGTTGAAGCCTTGAATGCTGATGTTCCAGACTATGATGCAGAAGTTGCAAAGCTAGGCGAAAATGCAGATGCAAGGCAAGAAGCCGCTAGCTTGTTTGCTAATCAGTTCTTTGAAGAACAGCATCTGCCAGCTATTGAGCGTATGTGTGAAACAGCCGATGGCATTGAGGCATTAGAATACATGATGTCTGCAATGAAACAAGCTGGCCCATCTATGCAAAGTCAACCAGCAGGGACAATTACACAAGATCAACTTAATCAAATGATGCTTGATCCACGTTGGCATGATCCTGCAAAGCGTGATATGTCTTTTGTTAAAGAAGTAGAAGATGGCTTCAAGCGACTCTATGGATGAGGAAGTTGGTCGCATTGGCAAGCTATCTTTAGTTAAAGCTACTCTAGATCACGCTAGAATGATCGCTGACAGCCTTCGCATGCTTGATGCTAGGGAATGTCTAATATATGGCATGACCCCGCTAGAGGCGCTTCTAGAGCCGTTTACGGTAACAAATAATAAAACCTATGCCATAAAGTTTGAGGAAACTGTGATTGCTTTATGCGGTACAGTTCCTGTTGTTGAGAACATTGGCAGGGTTTGGATGCTAGGAACTGGTGGCATAAACCAGAACTGGCGTGTGTTTCTTAGGGGTTGTAAGCCAGCAATAGACATACTCCAAGACGAATACCACATGATTGAGAACTTTGTTCCAGAGGATCATCAGGACACAATTATGTGGCTAACATGGTGTGGATTTACTTTTGATAAAGAGATCTACAATGTCCATGGGCATAATATGTTGCGATTTGTGCGTTGCAGAGAGCAACAAAATAATGTTTATTATCTGAAACGGCCTGTAATGCATTGAGCGACCCGCAAGGACAATCGCGTTGATATAGCCACGCAGACAACCGCAGAAGAAGACTATTAACCTTAACCTTACGAGAAGGACTGTAAAATGGCGAATACAATTGATACCGCCTTTATTAAGCAGTTTGAATCAGAGGTTCACATGGCGTATCAGCGCATGGGTTCTAAACTGCGGAACACTGTGCGTACTGTATCAAACGTGCGTGGGAACACTGTTCGTTTCCAAAAGATCGGAACAGGCTCTGCTTCAACTAAATCACGCAACGGCATGGTAACTCCAATGGAACTGGAACACACCAATGTCGAGGCAACCATGGCAGATTACTATGCGGCTGAATACATTGATAAGTTGGACGAACTGAAGACCAACATCGATGAGCGTCAAGCTGTAGCTAAATCTGCGGCGGCGGCACTTGGTCGTAAGACTGATGAACTGCTAATTACAGCAATGGATGCTGGCGCTAATGCAACACAGATTAACGATACTGCTGGCGCATTGGTAAAAGCTGATTTGCTTACTCTGTTTGAAACATTTGGCTCTGCTGACATTCCAGAAGATGGTGGTCGCTACCTTGCGATGCACCCTGCTGGTTATGCAGATCTGTTTGCTATTACTGAGTTTGCTTCATCAGACTTTGTTGGTGACCAGAACTTGCCATACGCTGGCGGCATGACAATGAAAGAGTTCTTGGGCTTCAAGATCTTCTCAACATCAGCCGTTACTGGTGGTAAGAATATCGCGTATCACACATCATCTGTTGGTCTTGGTATCGGTGCAGACGTTACGACTGAACTGAACTATGTACCAGAGCGTGTGTCACACCTTGCAACCTCCATGATGTCAATGGGTTCCGTGGTAATTGATTCCAACGGTATCTATGAAGTCTTGGACAACAACTAAGGGGATTAGATAATGGCTTTTGATTCAGCGAATTTAATCCGCATCGGTGGTGGCTCAGGTAAAAATTTGTGGTATTACTCAACTACAGAAGCTCAGACAGTTGTAGATGCCGCAAGTTATTTTGATGAAGCCGCTAATATGCTTAATGTAAATGATGTGATTATTTGCATTACAGCTACTGGCGGTACACCTGTAGTAACTCATGCATATGTGAATGCTAATGATGGCTCTACTGTTGATATTGTCAACGGTGTAGCAATCACAGCAACCGATTCACGATAAAGGGATATGGGGAAGGTCAAGGTATCAACTTACCTTCCCCATAACTTGACATGGCAACATTAAGCACCACAGCAAACTCGCCAATTGACATTTGTAGTCGAGCATTAATTTTGATTGGTGCTGACCCAATTACATCATTTGACGATGGAAACACTGAGGCTCTTGTAGCCTCAAATATGTATGAGGACGTTGCTAGGGCGGCTTTGGTAAACTCGCGTTGGCGGTTTGCTACAAATCAAGCATTGCTTAATCTTCTCACTGCAACGCCTACTGGTAGATATAATATTGCTTACCAGCTTCCAAGCGATCTACTTATGCTTCATGCTGTAACAGTTAATGATCTTGCAATTGAATATCAAATTTATGGTAATAAAGTTTACACTGATGGCGATGTAAATGATGTTGCTGTAGCTGACTACACATATCGGGCTAGCGAAGTTGATTGGCCTTCTTACTTTACTATAGCTGTGGAATATTCCTTAGCTGTTGTGTTTGCAACATCTATTGCCAGAGATTCAACGCTTGGTGGTTTAATGCAAACTCAAGCAAGAGAGTCAATGGCAAAAGCTAGAAGCCTAGATTCACAGCAACAAACATCAAGGAAGTTGACCACATCTAGGTTTATTGCTGAAAGGCGCAGTTAATGAACAGGATAAGGATTCCGCTTACCAACTTCCAATTTGGCGAAGTAAGTCCATCTCTTGTGTCACGAACTGATACCAAGGTGTATCCAAACTCTGCTAAAACGGTGGAGAATTTTTTTCTTAGAAACGAAGGTGGACTGCTAAAGCGGTTTGGAACTCGCAAAGTATACGAGTTTGATACCACTTATGACGCTGATGCTGTTCAACAGCACAGATTAGTACCGTTTATTTTTTCTGATGATGAACGATATGTTATTTCGTTGGAGCATGAAAAGGTCAGAGTTTTTATCATTGACCCTGTAACTAGCGTTGTTTCGTTAACAGCAACAATTACACAAGACGTTGATTCTGCTACACTTCCAATAACAGATAGTATATTGCATGAGATAACATACGCTCAGTCTGGTGATATATTATTTTTATGCCATCAATCATTTATGATTAGAAAGATTGTAAGAACGAGTCTTACAGACTTTCAGTTTGAAACATTTGCATTCGATGACAGTGCTGATGGATTTAAAGTAACTCAGCCATATTACTCGTTTCAGCCAAGTGGAATGACACTTGATCCGTCTGCCACAACTGGAACTGGTATTACATTAACTACAAGTGGTGATTACTTTGACACAACAGGAACACAAGATGGTTCTGGTAATTATCCTGATTCAAAGCATGTTGGCGTAACATTAAGATACCATGAAAACGAAATTGTAATTACATCTGTTCAGTCAGCAACTCAGGCTACTGGTGATATATCAGATGAATTGACAGCCCATCTTGACGTTGATGCAATTGAAACAACATCTGGCCTTGCTGATATTGAAATAACTTTTGCGCTTCATGGGTTATCAGTTGGTGACAGCATAGATATATCTCACGCTGGTACAGTCGGTGGTATATCTGTTAATCAAATTAATGGGACTAGAACTGTTCAAGAAATTGTAGATGAAAATGTGTTTATTGTTACTGCTGGCGCGAATGCAAGTGATTCTGCTGTTGGTGGTGGCTCACCAAAGATAACAACGCATGCGCCAACTACAGCTTGGGTAGAGCAGTCATACAGCGCATATAGAGGCTATCCAGCGGCTGTTGCTTTCCATGAAAATAGATTGTGGTTTGGCGGTACTATTGGACAGCCTGACGGTCTTTGGGGAAGCAAAAGTTCTGATTACTTTAACTTTGATACAGGTGATGCACAGGAAAATGATGCTATTGATCTGACTGCAAGCATTGGTGAGATTAATACTATTCGTCATTTGATCTCTAATAGAGACTTGCAAGTTCTTACATCTACATCTGAGTTTTATATTCCATCATTTGCAGAGAGTCCTGTTACACCAACTAATGCGATTATCCGGCGGCAAACTCCATATGGGGCTAACTTTGTAAGACCTTACTCATTTGATGGGGCAACAATTTATGTTCAGCGTCATGGCAATGTTGTAAGAGAATTTGTTTATTCTGATGCTGAAGGTTCATACGTTGCCAACAGTGTGAGTCAATTATCTGGGCATCTTATTAATACTGTTATTCAAGCTAGCGTTCTTAGAGGCGCAATAAACCGTCCAGAATCATATGCATTTTTTGTAAATATTGATGGAACAATAGCTGTGTTTACATCTAACAGAGCAGAAGAACGTGCTGGCTGGTGTAAGTTTACAACCAATGGGTTATTTCATTCGGTGTGTACAGTAGATGAGCGTGTATTTATTGTTGGCGTTTATGATGTTGGTGATGGAACAAACAAATATATTTTGACTGAGTTTGACTCAACTTTGAATTTAGATTTTGCTGATGACTTTACAGGAACGGCTGGTGTCTTTGATGTATCTTCTCACTTTGCAAATGGTGCTGTAGTAGATGTTATTAATGGTTCTGATTATGTTGGTAGCTTTACAGTAGCTGGTGGTAATGTTGATGTATCTGCTGTGTCTGAGATTACAAGCGCAGAGATTGGTTATAAGTTTAATGTAGAAGCTGAAACACTGCCATTAGATGCACAGGTTACTGGTGGGCCTTTGACTGGTGAACCAAGATCTGTAAACAAAGTTATATTAGATTTGCTTAATACATTGTCTGTAAGCGTAAATGAAAAGGAAGTTGTGATCAGAAGGGTTGGTGATGACTTTAGCCTTGATCGCGTTGCTATTGATGGCAAGCAAGAGTTTAGATTGCTTGGCTACAGCAAAGACCCAACAATTAAGATTACACAAACAGCGCCACTATCTTTGCAAGTTAATGGCTTGGTAGCAGAGGTAACATTCTAATGATTGAATTTGCAGTATTAGGTTTATCAGCATTATCAGCTTACTCAACCATTCAATCTGGCAAAGCGGCTCAACAGGCGGCTAATGCAGAAGCTATGCAACTTGAGCAAGAGAGAAAGCAAAATGAAATTATTGCTATGCAACGCCATGTTGATCGGTTGAATCAATATGATGCCGCAAGAGCAAACAATTTAGCTTGGTTTAGTTTTGCTAATAGGGATGTTAGTGACAGGTCTGTTAAAGCATTTATGGATAAGCAAAGGCAAGTTGCCTTTACAGATGTAAACAGGTCTGACGCACAAGGTTATGCAGATTCATCACAGCTTGCAATGCAAGCAAATGTAACTCGTATGCGTGGAGCCATGGCTAGACGCTCTGCAAATATACAGGCATTAACTACAATAGCATCAGGGCTGTATCAATATGAAACAGTAAGGTCTTAAAATGGCTGTCATTAGAGAAAAACAACAATTCCAAAATCAGCGCATTGGTGTGGTGCGCATGGATACTGGTGCTGAAAATTACTACCAAACAGTTGCTAATGCGGCTGATACACTAACTCAGATTGCATTTAAAGAAGCTGGCAGGGTTGCACAGAAGAAAGGTGCAGAGCTTGCAGAATCTGCATCAACACAAAGTTTGCGCACAATTAATCCTGAAACTGGAAAGCCAGAAGCATACAACATACCAGAAAACTTTGGTACTGCGGCTCAAGCCGCTTACGAAGAAGTTCTTGATCGCAGATTTATTTCAGACGTTGATAACCAAATTAAAGAACGTGCGCGTGAATTAGTTCTAAAATATCAAAACGATCCTCAAGGCGTAGAGAAATACGGTCAGGCAATGGAAGACTACGTTGCCCAGATGATTAATCCAAAAAACTCTGGCGCGTTAAATGATAGATTCCAGAACATAATACGAGACACTGGCGCGGCATTTATTGCTAGCACTAAGTTTAATCTTATGACTAAACGTGCAGAGGTTGTTCAGAACCAACTGCGTGATGGACTTATTCAAGATGCGATTAATGGCGCAGAAGCCATTGAGGATTTAATTAAATCTGGCAAAGGCAGTGGTGTTGAATTTGTTGGTGTAAAAGAAGGTGAGCGTGAAGTAACAACAGCATTAGACCTTATGATTCAAACAGAGATTGATCGTCAAGATGCTGGACTTGATGCCGGAATATTAACTCAGCCACAATTTGAAGCTAATGTAACAGCTTTAATGAGTGCATTACCAACTGGCATTCTTAACAATAGACTTAATTATGATGCTGTGTTTGTAGATAATAACGGCAAAGAACAGCGCATGACATCAGACGTTGCGCTTGAGGTTGAGAATGCGCTTGATACTGGTGTTATTTCAAAAGATCTACCTGAGTCTTTGGTTGCAGAAGTAAACACTATACTTGAGTCAGATGGTTACAAAAGAAACAAAGCTGGAATACAGCGCAAGGCTGGTGAGTTGCGTGTTGCGTTAAGCAACAGAGAAAAAGAAGTTACAAAAGAAACAAAATTAGAAACAGCTATGAAGCAAGTTGCTGATGATAGCTATGTAGTTGATACACAAGATGGAATTAATCAAAAAGCTGTAGATGTTTTAATTGCGTCTGTTGAAAAATTAGAAGACCCAATGAATGCAAATATGGGTGCTTATTATTCAAGTCCAGAATCAACTAAGATTGATGCAAGCTGGAAATATTTTTTGCATACTAAAAACTTAATTGGTGAAGGTTTGAATCTTTCCTTAAAAAGATTAACTCGTCTTGAAAGAATGTCAGCTGATGAAATGCGAACTGTACTTGGACATTATGATTATATGTCTAATGCTGTTGTTGGTGGCTCTATTGTTGATATGTCTTACGGTTCTAAATTATCAAAAGATGAACATGCTTTTCTTAAAGCATTAAACTCAATCACCAAAATTGCTGGCACTGAAAATATCGTTGAGCTTGCTTCATCGTTAAAAGAAAATATGCAAAATACAAAACTTGTAGATGATAGGGTAAAAACAATATTAGAAGCTAAAGGAACAGAAGGTGCTGAAAGTGCATTAACTAGATATTTGCAAGAAGGATTTGGCACTGACAGATATATGGTTGAGTTAGCAAGGCCATATGCAAAGCATTTAATTATGGCTGGTGTTACTAAAGAAGATTTAGACACAGCTATGAATGAAATGTTTGAATCATCTTACGTTGATACTAATGGTGTTGTTGTAGATCGTTACAATCCACAAGTTGCAAAATCTATGTTTGCAATGAAAAGAATATTACCATCCGATAAAGACAGAGTTATTTTTTATAAAAATGCGCAAGAATATGTAAATAAATTAAGCGGTGGTAATTTTTCTATTGGTGAAAATTTAGTTGGCGTTGATAGGAGCAGGCAAATAAAGCTTGTTCCTATGACTAACAATGCGTTGCAACCTGATATGTTACCAATTGAATATACTATTATTGATGAATCTCAAGTTATTGCTGGGCAACCAAAAGAATTAAAAGAAACATCATCATTAGCAACATTCCAATATATAGCTCATTACATTGATGATAATGGTGAGTTAAAAATGATTCGCAATGAAAAAACTGGTGGGCCAATATTTGTTGGAACTGAATTAGCTAAAGATGAAATAGCAATGGTTCGCAAGGCTGAGTCAGAAGATGCGTTACGCTACTCTAACGAGCAAGTTTTAGAAAAACTTCGTATTAATAGAAAGATAAGAAAGAACATAGAAGCGTTGTCACGTTCATTTGGTGGCCCTGATAAACCTGATAAACCGCCAAGACCACCTAAGCCATTTGTTGGCTCCAAACAATCAATACCAGATGAGATGAGTGGCGATGTCAATTAATCCTTGGGACACAACTACGCCCACATTGTTTGAGTCTAATGTAGCTCGTAGAACACCTTTACAGCGTGTAGAGGAGCCTGAGTTTTTTGCTGATACATTACCAGCGGCTCTTGGTTATCAATACATGCCAATGTTTAATGCTGTAAAAAATGCTGTTAAGCATGGAACAGAAGTACAACAAGGATACAATGCTCTTAATGATGTAGATGGTTATGAAGAATACAAACACCATTTAATGAATGCTGTTAGTGAAGATCATATGATTGATCTTAAATTTCAGCTTGATGAAAATAAAAGACGCAGACAAGTTTTGGCTGATTCATCCTTCTGGGCCAATCTAGGCGCTGGTGTATTTGATCCAATTAACTTAGTGGCACTGCCCTTTGGCGGTGTAGCGGCTACGGCTGGTAGGCAGTTCTTACGCACTGGCGCTGGCGTTGGTTTGACTCAGGCTGGTTTAGAGGTTGCTAGAGCGCCTTTTGATCCTTTGGCTACCAAAGAAGAAATAGCTATGAACATCGGCTCTGCGTTTGTTATAGGCGGAGCAATAGGTACTTTAACTACTATTCCAGCTAGACGCAGAGCGGCGGCAATTAAAAAGACTGAAGAAGACATTACTCAGTTTGTAAATGAGTTAGATGAAATTGATCCACAGTTTATGGATCAGTTGAATAACAGAGAGCTAAGAGAGTTTGGTGACTTCGGTGATGCAGATCTGTCTAGACTAAGAACAACATTGCCCAAAGAATTGTTTGCGTTAGAAGAAAAACTAGCTACAGCTACAAAGAAGTTTGAAAGACTCAAAAGAACAATAGACAAAAAACAAAAGCGTAAAGAACAAATTTCTGACATAGAAGTTAAGAAACTAGAAGCGCTTACTGATGAAACATTTGCTTTGCGTATTGCTGTTTCTGATAAAAACAAACAGATCAAACAAGTCAAAGATGAAGAAAGAATCAGACGCATTCAAGGAATTAAAGGCTATAGTGAAGATCTAACAAAGCCTTTTGATTTTGCAGATAACTTTTTTACTGATTCTTTCTTTTTCAAAGGCGTTAGCACAGGCTTCAAGCGAGTTTTGCAAAACAAGAAAGTTTCACAAACTGTTAAAAGCATGATGGTTAAATTAGCTGGTGACGCTGGCATGCTACATAAAATGAATGAAATGGGCTTTGCTACACCAAAGTCTGTTTATCAATATGCCGCAACCAGAAATGGTGAGTGGGCAAAAGTCTATATGGATATGCTTGAGCAATATGGTGAGCATACTAAAAAAGGCTACACACAATTAGGCGATGTAGTTATATCAAACATTGACGGTTCATTCTCAGCTTACCTAAAAGAAGTAAACAGAAAATACATTAACGGTGAAGAAGCAACTACAACTGCTGAAAAAGAATCTATTCAAGCACTTAAAAACTTTTACAAGACTTGGGAAGACAGGCTTGTAGAAGTAGGCATACTTGGCAATATTGATAACATAAAATCAAGAATACTTAGCACTGAGCTAAAGATTAAAAAAGCAGATTCAGATCTGCTTGATGCGCAAATAAAAATTATTAAAGCGTTTATTGATGATGATGCCATCGAACCAAGCATTAAGCGCATGGTAGAAGGCGATTTCGATAAACGTGAAATATTTGAGAATGTAAAAAACTATGTTGCTAGTGGTGAAAAATTACCAAAAGGCGCTTCAGCATTTGACCTTGATAAAGTAACAAGGCTTAATACTCGCCTTACAGCATTAGAAGATCAGCTATATGAGCTTGAGTTTAGCTTGCTTGTTGCTCAAGAACAGCGTCTAGTGCCGCAAAATGAAGAAGATATGTTTCCCCGCTACTGGAATCGTGATGAGATTAGGGCAAGGCGCGGAGAGTTTGCTAACATTTTACGCGAACACTTCAAAGAAAACCCATACATTTATGAGCGTAATGAAGCGGCATTTGAGCAACGCCGGATTAGGAACCTAAGTGAATTATCTGATGTTGAGTTAGAAATTAGACTTGGGGAAGAATTTGGCATTAATCAAATTATGACTCAGCTTCAGCAAATAAGAAAAGGTGACAGTGAAATTGGTCAAGGTAATGGCATTCTAGGCATGCACATTACCTACTATGGTCAAAAAGGCGATCCATTTAGACGTGTCCTCTTGGATAGAGATGGTATTTACAAATACTACAAAGAACTATCTGAGGACATGAAGAACCCAACTGAAGCTATAAACAATTTAGAAAAGCGGTTTGCTAAAAATACTGAAGCCTACGCGCATAGAATGATTGTTTATAGAAATTGGGATTTGTTTAAAACATTTAACGATTTTCAAGACTTTGTTTTGATGCATGAATTGCATCACACAAACATAAACAAAAGAACTGAAAATGTTAAAACACGCGCTGATCATTTGCGCATGGAAAACAAAACAGACAGGGCCGCAATAGAATATCTAAGACGCGAGTTGCCAATAATTAGAGAAGGTCAGCCAACATACATTAGGCGTGAGCTTGATGTTACAGATGGGCCAATGCTCGACAAACGTGTTGAGGATACTATTGATAATATTCTTGGGTTGTCTGATGTAGCTAATGACATGAATGCTTTTTATGGTGCTGGTAAATCAAAACACATGCGTCATAGATCATTAGATATACCAAACGCAAAGGTTTTTGATTTTATTCAGAATGATCCGCTTGCTGTTATGAAAGCATATACGTCACGCGTTGCACCACAGTATGAGTTTGCAAAAGCATTTGGCGGCAAGACAGTTGATGAAGTGCTAGATGACATTGATATGGATATGGCAAGAACTGGTGCATCTAATGATGAAATAAATGCAGTTAGAAAAGACTTCTTGCATCTTTATGATCGTATTGTAGGCACAGTATTGCGTGAGCCGCATTCATGGGATCAGCGTACAGCCACAGTACTTAGAGACTTTGCACAGACTAATTATCTTGGTGCCGCTGGCTTTTCTACATTGCCTGACTTTGCAAAAATTATGATGGAGCATGAACTAAAAGATGTATTTAAAGTATTGTTTGCATCTTTAGGTGATAGTCGTGTTCGTAAAAGCTCATTAGAAGGTAAGCTAGCTGGTGAAATATTAGAGATTATTCAAGGCGATGCGCATATGCGCCTTATTGATGATGTTACTAACAATCCATTTAATGAAGGCACATACGACAAGTTTATGGGCAAATTAAAGTGGGGTTTTTATCAAGCTAACTTACTTGCACCATTGACAAACATTATGAAAAAGCTAGACGCTGTTGTGCGCGGTCACTCATTAATTCAAATGTCTGTGCGTCTTGCTGGCGGTGACAAAAAGCCTACAAAGTTTGAAATTGAATATCTTGCTCGTTATGGCATTGACAAAGCAAAAGCAAAACAGATTCGTGAGCTTGTTGATCAAGGTGTTATTGAACAAACAGATGGTGGTTTGTATCTACCAAACACAGAAAACTGGCCTAAGCAATATGATGATTTGAAGCTAGAGTTTCGTAGTTCGCTTAATAGCGGCATTATGAATACTATTTTGATGGGTACACCAGCAGATAAACCAAACATTGTTGATGGTGTGGTGTATGTTCCGTATCGCATAGCGCGTATGTTTGGCATGAAAGAAGATCCAAAGTTTCGCGGATATTCAAGGATTGAAAATGGTTTGCTTGGTTTACCATTCCAGTTTTACTCATACACATTAGCCGCTATAAACAAGATCACAGCTTCATACGCCACAGGGCAAGCAAGAAATAGAGCAGTTGCACTGGCGGCATCTATGGGCTTGGCATACATGGGTCTAGAGCTAAAGAACCCTGACTTTGTAATGGACAAGATGTCTATAGAAGACAAGATTGCGCGTTCATTCGATATGTCAGGTATAGCGGCACTATACTCAGACATGTTTTACACAGCCATGCACACATCAATGGCACTTGGTGGGCCAGATATATCTATGGGTTTATTGCAACCAAAGTTTCCACAAAAAGAAAATGTAGCAGATGCTGTTGTTGGTCTTGCAGGCGCTGGGCCAAGCATAGGATTAGACGTAGGCAGAGGCCTCAAAGAATTTATAGATGGCAACCATGGCGAAGGTGCAAAACAAATAATGCGTTCAATGCCACTAGCTAGACTATGGATATGGAAAGATTTTATGAATGAAGCAAGTAATGCATTCACAGCAAAGCGTTACTAATTGTGCGTTGTGCAGATTACACAAGGAAGGTAGGATTGCGCCATGACAATTAATATAGCAGACAACACACCAAGAGTAGCTTACACGCTATCTCAGGGCGCGACACAGCAAGTATTTACTGTAGACTTCGAATTTTTCGATGATGCAGATCTTAATGTTTATGTCGATGAAACATTACAAACTATAACTACAGATTATATTACAGCCGATAACAATGATGTATCTGCCCCCACGACTCATACATCAGGCACAACAGGTTTCATTCACTTTACAAGCCAACTTACTGGCGCAACAGGCGGCTCTAATATTGTTATTACAAGAAACATATCAATTGAGCGAGTTACCGATTTCCCGCCATCTGGAGCATTCCAGATTGCTTCACTAAACACAGGCTTAGATAGGCTAACTGCAATTGCGGCAGATTTAAACGATTCAGTAAACAGAACAATTCGACTAACAGATTACGATACAACTGGCGCCTTAAATCTTGAGTTGCCATCTGCGTCTGACAGAGCCGGAAAGTTTTTGTCATTTGATGCAAGTGGCACACCAGTCGTTGCTTCATCTTCTGGTGACTATAAAGGTGCTTGGTCGGCTGGCGTTGCTTATGCTGTAGGAGATACAGTTACAGATACAACAACAAACAATGTGTATCGGGTTAGTGCGGCTCACACATCTGCTGGTGTGTTGCCATTAGATACAAATGTAAATTCATCTAATTATGTTTTGTTCATTGATGTTGCTACATTGCAAACA